TATATCTATATTACATAAATATAAAAAAGAGTTATTTATTACAGCATCAGCTGAAATAGTAGACTTCATTCTTACTAGAAAATAGTTAGTGTATTTCCTTATCTCTTTGTAGTGAGCTGCTATGTATTGATCAAGTATAGGTCTCATACCACTGCTTGAAATCCTTTAGCCATATCTTTCTCCTTACACTACCACAAAAACATTCTTTGTCAGGAGTACCTGTCAGTCTTACTTTAATAGGCTTGAGTTTTAATAAGTTAATCTTATAAGACTGTTCTATCTCAGGCAGATTAAATACCTGTTGTATTATTACTTGCTCAGCTTCAGTAAACATTCCTGTAATATAAACGATAGTAAGGCTGCAATAGTTGCTTCAACAAATGACCAGGTGCAAATTAATGTTAGCCAAAAAGATACACATTTAATACAGCTAGCAGATGAGTGCAGATATAGTGATAGATTGCTAAACTTAATTTTTCTAAAGATTGAGTCAATCAGTAGCTGTAATGGCTCAAAATTTACAAGAAACCATGATATTGCAATATAGGTTAGTATGTTCATAGGTGTAAAAATAACAAACTAAACTATTATAATTAGAAAAAAAAACTTTTTTTTATTAACAATAAATATCTTATAAATTTTCTTTGCTTATAAAATTATCTATTTTTTTTAATGTTGACAGCGAAACGTCTTTGCCTTCTAGAAAGTTTGTAAGTTGAAAAAAATGAAACTTATTCCCATTCCCCTGTATTTCTTTAACAATTTTATTTCGCGTTTTTAACCCTAAAAGTTTATTTACTTCAGCCCTTAATTGTTCGTCCTGTATTAACATAATTAAAATGGTAAGTCATCGTTATCGAAATTGCTTTCGTGTATAATTGTTTGCTTTAATGTTCCTGTAATTTGCGGCTCATTTTTTACAAATGGTTCGCTAAAGCTTGCACTAAAATAGTTAACTCCTTTTGCTGAAGTCTTTACCCATAATGCTACTTCCATTTCTTTGCCATTTACTAAAACCTTCCCTTTATAGTCCGGGTGGTTTTCTGCTTTTTTGTTGTCGTTTTTAAAAATTGCTCCTGAATTGTTTCTTTGTTCCATTTTTATTTTTGTTTATATTGTTTAAATTTTTCCTCTCCCTGTAAATATTTGACATTTTATTACTTCTTTGTTTATGAAACAAAAGTAGTTCCATAGTTTTTTAATTTGCACTTTCATATTGCCCAAGTTATAAATTTCACAAAACCTACGATTGCAAAAGTGTAAACTAAAATTGTAATAACTGTTGCTAATGTTTTTTTTTTCATATTTTTATATTGTTTTCGTTAATAAATTCTTGTAGCTTTTCTCTTACCGCAAACATTTCTTCTTTGCCGTTGTATTTATATTCACTTCTTAACCATTGGTCAAACTCAAATAGTGCCAAATAATAATATAAGCCGTTGTTTGCAAAGTCGTATTCGTCTTTGTCTTCAGGTAAATTAAATTCAAGTATTGCTTTCATATTGTTTCTATTAAATTCTTAAAATAAATTCTTGCCTCCTCTACTTTGTTTTGTATCTCCCAAATTACTGTTTCGTCTCGTTCAACTTTAAAGACTTTTACTTTACTTAGGTCCGGTAAATGATCAAAGTTATGCTTTTTTTCTACATACTCTCTAATTTCTAGATCTTCGTCAATTTTAAAATGTTTCCAGTGTTCTCGCCTTACTTCATCTTCAACTATCTCTATCGGGGTATTGACTAAACAATAACAAAGCAATGCCTCAGTTTTACCCGTCAGCCATAAATATCCCTGTAATTGATAAAAATAAGCAGAATTTGGTATTTCATCCTCAAAAAATGGGAAGGTGTGTGCTTCATAACTACATTTAACATCAAGTAAAATTTCATCTGTGTTCACGTCAGGTGTTCCTGTAATCCAATTGTTATTAAAATGCTCTTCGTTTTTAAATATAAATCCTAAGCCTAAAACATCATTAACTAAAGTAATTGCTTTGTCCTCACACTGTATGCCTTTGTCAGTATATTTACTTGAAAATTCTTTTTTAATTCCATATTTATGCTCTAAAACAAGTTCTTGGATGTAAGACTTTGCCGTCTTGCTTAATGTTTCAGCTTTAGAACGAGGGGCAGTCATCAACTTGCCCAAAGCAGAGCAGCGTATTTTTAACATAATAATAAGGCTTTGATTTGTACTTCTGTTAACTCAAAACCATTTTTAAGTTGATCTACTGTATACTTGCCATTTTGTATAGCTACAAGCGCCTCTTCAAATCTTTTATTGTCTATTAATGGTTTCTTTGGTTCAACTTTTATTTGTTCGCCAGAAGCGTCAGTATCTTTATCCGTGACTAAACCAAGCATACTACTTAAAGAATAACGACGTAAGTAGGTAATCGCACTTCCTAAAACTTGAAACTCGTTCATTCCTTTTAAAATTACCCCCTGAGGAATATCAATTTTGCTTTCAATACTTTCACCACTTTCTATATGAAATAAACAAGTTGCTATTTGTGTGCCGTTAATTAATTGAGTAAATCCTAATCCATGTTTTTTTAAAAGTGGATTAATAACTTCAAAGATTTTTGGAAGATCAGCGTATGTGTAACCATAACCTTGTGTTGCTTTGTGAACAACAGGAACTTCTTGTTGAAAATCTGCTAATGCTTTAAATAAATGTTTCATAGTGTTAGTTTTTGTTTGTTATTAATTATATTCAAATATACAGCCTTTTTATATATAAATCTAATTAATTTAAAAAAAGTTATTAACAATTTAATTTTAATTACTTTAATTTTTGTTTATAAACCTTAATTAATTCTTTTAATTCGTCCTTTGTCCATTTTTTCGTCTCATGTGCAATTGCTTGAAGCTCCATTAATCTTTGCGATCCTATTCTTTCTTTTATACCTATTTGATAGTTTAACAGATTACCACTTAAATAAGTGTTACAGTGCTCACATTGTAAATGGCAATTGTCCTCGTTAAATCGAACATTAGAATGTCCCCCCTGTGAATAGTAGTGGCCAGCATTTTCTTTTTTAGGTAGTTTATTGCAACTAATGCAATTTAGCCCGGCATCTCTTTGACGTATAAACTTATTAAAAACCTGTTGAGCGATCTTTAAATAATCATTTGAGGTCTTTAAATTTTCAATTAACTTTTTTTTCTTTTTTAACCATTCTTTTTCTTTCTGTATTTCTACCATTGCTTTTATACATTCGTTTTTTAAACAAAACTTTTGTAGTGCGCTGAACGGTGTAAATTCTACTTTGCAGTTAAAACATTTTTTAGCTCTTGTTTTCAAAGTTCGGCATTGTTATACTCTATTATTTTTTTTAGGTCTTTTACATCCTGCTTCAACTCTAAATTTAAATGCTGAAGATCAAAATTAATTTGTCTTGTTGCCCTAAATTCTTTTTCTAAAGTTTGATAAACAGCCATTGCCCGGGTAATTTCTATTAAAGACTGTTGCATAGAAGTTATTAAATCAGTTCTATTTGGATGTTTTGTTTTTATGTCCTCAATACTTATTTTTAATTTTAAACAAGTATGATTAAGATTAATTCTGCTGCTTAATAGTTCAAGTTCCATTTTAAAAAATTGTTTTTAATTTATTTTCTTGTTTTGGTCTATAGTTTTTTATTGCATCATTACCATAAATAGTAAATCCTAAACCATAATTATATTCACAATAAACAGGATCATTCAGCCCTGTATGCTTACCGCCTGTGTCTATGTCTTTTATTTTTTCAGTAGAAACCCAAGTTACAAATTTCATAACATCATGCTTTATTAGCCGATGTATAACAATCATGTCATCGCATCGATTTGTAAAAGACTTACCCCCTTCAATATGATCTTTTAGTGGAGCCTTTAAATGCCCCTTAAAATCTCCTTCAGTATAAATATTTGAGCTTCTACCGCTTTCAGTATTTGGATGAGTGTTTATGTATATCGTCATTCCTGTTTTGTTTACAAATTGTCTTGCTGCATTCATAAAATTATAGTTGCCCTCATAAGTCATATTTCTGTCAAGACCTGTAAATGGATCTATTAGTGCAACGTCTGCTTCACTCTCTTCAAAAATTTTAAACAGCTCCTCCGGCTTATATAAACGATCATTTTTAACAAATGTAAAGTATTGTTCTAAATATGTTGAGTAGTTTCTTATTTCTTCGTGGCTTAATTGTTTAAAATTTATGCCTGCATACATCTGAACTAAGTCCCGTAAAATTTGGCCATGTTGATTTTCGCCACTCCAAATAATAAATTTCAATTTATGCTTTAAAGCAAGAGTCAAAAAATACCAATTTATAAAATAAGTCTTTCCAACGTTGTCATGACCTAAAATTATACAAACTTGTTTTCTTTTAAATCTTATAAATTCATCTAAACCGTTGCCAATCTCTAAACCATGCTTTATATTCCCATCTCTGTAGTTTAATAAGTACTCAAGAGCGGATCCTTTATTATTTAATAAGTCCATGTTTTCTAGCTTTTAATTCTTCAGGCGAAATACCCTTGGAAGTTGGTTCGTTTTTTTGTAGCCACTTAATAGCTGTTAAATATAAACTTTTGTATTTTGTATTTCCTTTATAATTTTCAATGTCGTTTAAAATATTTTCAATTTGAGAAATATTATAAGTTTCTAATAACTTTTTTACTTCAGTTTCAGTAATAAATAAATGCCCAAAATGTCTATATATATTTTTATTATCTTTATTTACATTATTGTTAGTGGTTGTTTGATGGTTGTTTATTGGTTGTTCAATGGTTATTTCGTTGGTTGTTAGTTGATATTTTTTATAATTAACTATTTCAATAACAGTGCCTTGCGGGCTAGTTTCAATGGTTATTTCGTTGGTTAATTTTAGTTTGCTTAAAGCTGTCCTAATTTGTTGAACAGTAAGCTTAGTTTGTCTAGCTAAAATATCTCTTCCAGTTACAATAGTTCCAACCTTTACAACTATTCCTTTATACTTTTTTTCTTTATGATTTGCCATTAAAAGCAAAGTAATAAAAACAATAAAAGTATTTTTGTCTTCAAACCATTCCCAATCTGTAATCTTTCTATGCAATTTAATCCATCCACTCATATAAATAATTTTTGTTGAAAAAGATCGCTAATATATAAAAAACATTTTTTATCCTCTATAAATGATTTTTTCAGTTTAATAAGGACTTCTTCTTTTTTACAGATAGGCTCAATATAAGCATACTCTTCATCTAATTGAATAAAAACGTACAGCTCACTGTTTAAGTATCCCCCAGCGGCCTCTAAATCGCAATTAAACGTGTATGTTTTAGCCTTAGTTGCTTTGACTTGATAAGTATAGCCTTTATGATCAGCAAAATCTATTTTTTGAAAGTCTCGATCGGCTGACTGTTTAAACAATGGCTCATCAGCATAATTGTATTTAAACCATAATTCAAATATTTTTTCGCCTATTGATCCTGTTGATTCGTTTTTAATCTCTGAAGGTATTTTAACCTTTGCTAAATATGTTCTCATAAGTTTTCTTTTATAAATGTTCCATTAATCATTTGACCGTTTCTTTTTGCAATAACCTCATAAGCAGAATTTATGCAATCTTCAATACTTGTGCCATTAAAATAAGCTATTGATGTTAAAACAACAACACAATCTCCAATGGCATCAATTATTTCTTCACTATCATTATTTATAATAGCTTTAGCAAGTTCTCCCGCCTCTTCTTGAAATTTTACATATTGTGTTTTAATATCACCTTTTGATAAAATTCCTTTTTCTTTTGCCCATATTCTAACAGGCTCAAATTCATTAATTAGTTTCATATTTTTTATTTTATAACGTTAACAATCAATCTTGAGTGGTATTCATAATTTTCAATCTTCATTTCATCAAACTTAAATTTTGTAAAATTGGTACAAGAAATTAATGTAGGCAGTTTTAACTTTTCTCTATTGCAATATATAGCAGCAGAACTTACATGATCCTCATAAACATGAGCATTAGCGGCATTTATAATAACCTCATTTGCTTTTAAATTAAACTCATTTGCAAAAGAAGATAAAATTGAGGCATACATTACAAAGTCATACGGTAGCCCAATAAACAAATCTAAAGACCGCATTGACACCACAACATCAACCATATCATTAGCAATAACAAATTGAAAAGCATAATGACAAGGAGGAAGCACCATATTTTGTAATTGACTAGGATTCCACATTGTAAACAACAATCTTCTTGAATGCTTATTTAATCTAAAGTCATTTAAAATATTTGTTATTTGATTAACCCCGTTAAAATTATTTAATTGATGGCCATAAACAGGTCCTAAATTACCATTATCATCTGCCCATTGATCCCAAATATGCACTTTATTATCATTTAAAAATTTTATATTAGATTGGCCTGATAACAGCCACTCAGTTTCAACAAAGCAAGATCTTGGGAATATTTGCTTTCCAGTAACAACCGGGAATCCATCATTTAAATTTGCTCTAATTTGAGCCGCTGTTATTTGACGCACTCTACCATTTCTACCATTTACTTTAATTCCTGTTTTCATACAGTTTGACATTACTGTTGAATACATTTGCTCAAAATTGCTCATACAAATTATTTAAATCGTTTAAATCATTTAAAGAAGCCATATAAGCAATTGCATCTAGCAAGTTATCTTCTTTATGAGCATTCGCTTGTCTAGCCAATTTTAAAGCAATTAATATGTTATAACAGTCTTTTATAGTTATAACTTTATTTGACATCTCTGAGGCGATGTTTGCCGTTTTTTGCATGCAAGCATGAAAGTCTCCATACATACGATCTTTTTCTTCACTTCTCAAATAAACAATGTTATTTGCTTTTTCTAAAATATTCATAGTTAAATTTTAAAATTAATAATATATGCAAATATAAACAAAAATTGTATTAAATAACAATTAGTAAAAATTATTTTTTATTTTTGATTGTATTTTCCGCAAGTCAACTAAATTCTTTGCTTCTTTAATTTCACTTTTTAAATTATATTCAACTCGTTTTGGCGCTTGTAAATTTAAAAGCAGTTCATAATATTCATTATCAATTCTTAGCTGTTTGTCATTAACATCAGTTAAATTTTGATAAGTCTTTAAACCGTGCAAAATTGAAGCATGATCCATATTAAATAAACCTCCAATTTTTTTTAAAGTATAGCCTTCTTTTCTAAGAGCATTAAATAAATAAATTTTTCTGTGTATTATTTCCCGTCTTCGGTTTTTCTGTGCAAGTCCGTCTTGTTCTATAATTTCTTTTATTAGTTCTATCATTTTTATAAGTTTTACTTGTTATTTATAAGTTTTATTGTAATAGTCTTCTCCACTAAACCAATATTCGTAATTTCCTTCGTCTTTACTTTTCTTTAATTTGTTTCCGTGTGCTTCAACTATTTGTTGTTTTTCCATTTCTTTGGCTTGTTCAATGTCTTCAATAGTAATAATACTTTTGTTTACATATTGGTCAAATAACCATTCTACTGCCGTCTGTTTCATTTTTCTATTTGTTTAATTTCTAAAATAAGATCATCATTTTTCTGTATGAGCTGCTTAACATGATCAGCATCATAAGCCTCTATAATTCTAGTCACTAACTTTATAGGACCTCCCCAATAGTCAAAGGTCTTAAACACTACTTTATATATCTTCATTGGTATCATTTTTAATCGGCACATCTAAGCCATACATTAAATCAAACATT